GCCTGCTCGTCCGCCCACACATAAGGCGAGTATTCCGAGTGAACGCGAGGGAACCCGCGCGCCACTGCGCCGTCGTCCGTGTCCGCGCGGAGCGGAAGCTCAAACAATCCTTCCGCGCTGTCCGCCGCCTCACGGATATCCGCGAACGCCTGGACCGCTTGCAGCTTGTATTCTTGGAACTCCTGATCGGTGGCGGACACGCCGCGCCGCAACCACACGTCCACGGACACAATACGTTGACACCACTCCACGACGGCCAGCGGATATGGAAGCTTGAACGGCGCGTCATAGCGTTTGCACAAACGCGCATCTATGAAGCTGGACGCCATGAGTAGGCGGCGATCCACCCACCCGGGAGTCCGGAGTTCCACCTCGTCAATGAACGAGGCCGGGACGACGCTGACTAGCTTGAACTCCGCTAGGTCTAAATACGCAACTGTCCCGGCCACGGTTCACCTCCGCGTGTCACCACCTCACACCCACGCCGTCACGTCGTCAGCGCGTCACGTTGCAGAGCACTTGAACAACAGATACGGATGGCCAGGCAGCACAGCGTTACGTCCTTCCGTGGTCCATTGGAACTCACGGATCCGCGCCAGCTGTGCGTCGTTCTGAGGCCCGTAATATAAAACGCTGAAACTTTCGCGATTCACGTAGGAAAAGGCGCCTAGCTCATTCGTCAGAATGTCCTCCATTCCGAGGAACCAAGTCGTGTCCGAACCGCCCACGTAACCGGCCGCAAGCTCCGTCACCTCCACAGGCTGTCCGAGTCCGAAGTTGCGGATCAGTGCTTCCACGTCACCGGAACCACCGCCAGCGGTGGCCGCCTGTGCAATGAACTTGGCGTTAGTGATCTGTTGCGCGCGCGCCACGAGCGCCGGAGGGACGAACAAGTAGGCCGGGCGGAGGAACCGCGGATCCTCTCCGTTCGGCATTTTGATCGTCGCAATGTATGCGATCGCCTTCGCGACGTTCGCCACGGCCACGTCCACGCTGACACTCGTGTCGATAGGCAACGCGCCCGGACCCGATCCAGCTGTGAACAAGTTCGTGTAGGTTCCAAGCGTGGCGCGGAACGGGTTCAACGGGTGGTCCGTGGCAAAATACACCTTGCCGTCGTATCCCAGCGGGTTAGCCAGGATCGCTTGCGCAACCATCTTTTGCGGCCAATAGGCGGCATACGATCCAACGGTCCGCGACCACTGCGCCGCGTAATCAATCCCGTTGCCGTCCACGTCCTCAAACTTTTCTTTCTTGATCTTCAACCCGGCCGCGGCGTTGAGATTCTCGACCTCTGTCGTCAACGCGACGATATCCTCGAACTCGATATTGCCACCGTGGCCGGTTCGCTGGATCCGCGCTGTGTCGAGCAACCATGACAGGCGCTCTTTCAACGCCATGCTCGGAACTGTCTTGGCGATCTTGTTCCACCACAAGTTGGACGTTAGGCGTCCATACTCGTTGGACGTGATCGTCCGCATGTTGGATTCAAGATCGTATAGGAACTGAGGTGTGATCGTAGGCATGACTAGTTGACCTCACTCCGCAATGACGGTTGCGTCCGGCAAGAATGGATAGGACGAATACACGAGTACGCCCTTTGCGGCGTCCACGCGGAGGACGAGGCCTAGGGACACGGCGCCCGTTTTCTGGACTGTCTGATCGTCCTTCACGTAGGCAAGCTTGCCGGCGTCAGCGGCCACGAACGCGGCCGCCGTATCGTTGTCCCACCACCTGGCGCTGATCGGATAAAACAGTTGAACCTGGATCGTTTTGATCCCGTCACCTGTTTTGCTTTGCATGAACACGCCAAGCGGAAGCAACCCAGCGGTGGGCGCGCCTTTAGTCACGAGGCCGGTGGCCGTGTCAAGGCAAGCCAGCTTGCCGCGTTCCGCCACAACGGCGGACGTCAACACAAAGTCCTGATATCCCCACACGGCCTCCGTCACCATTCTGTCAGCCACGGTTGACCTCCACACCCGGCGCGCCGGGGATTGCTGGGATGGATACACCTAGTTGGAGTTTGTAATCGCTGGCGATTACGCCGGTCTTTTCACCGATCAGTCCCATACGCATTGCAAGCGCGTTCGCTTCGTTCGGCGGAAGCATGGGCGCGCTTGCCGGGACGTTGCCGCGCGTAGGCGCCGCGGTGGCCGCTGCTAGCGCGGCCGCGGCCGTGGCTGTCTGCGCCGCTGGCTTGGCCATCTTTGCCGCCAGCGTGCGGACCGTGGCCAGTGGGATCTGATCCATCTCTTTACGGATCTCCGGAGTCCAGTCCGGGCGCGTCGCATACAACGCAACACGTTCAGACTTCGCTTGCGTTGCTGTGTATGAACGGACCTCGCGGAGCGCCTGTTGCGCCAGCTTCAACGCGGACGCCGCGGACGTGGCCGTGGCGGTGGCCGCCTTCGCCTTGTCCTTTGCGGGCGGCGTGGCCGGCGCCTCGTCCCCGTCCGGTTCCTCGTGTTCCGCCGCTGGCTTGTCCTCGGACTCGTCCTCCGCGGCCGGCTTGTCCTCGGACTCGTCCTCCGCCTCCGGTTTCTTGTCCTCGTCCATTGCGGCAAGCGCGCGTTTTGCCGCCTCCGCGTCCGGCCCTTCGCCTTCGGACGCTTTCTTTAGCGCCTGGCGCGCTTCCTCAATAGCCGTCATGTTCGTCAATCCTTTAGCTGTTAGAACTAACAACCCGTCAAAACTCGTTACGCCGTCCGCCAGGCGCTGTGTCACAGCGTCCTGTCCGAGGAACACGGCCGCCTGTAAGGCCTTCGCGTCCACGTTCCGCGCCTCCCGGACGAGTTCGAAAAACAGCGCGGCCATGCCGTCCACGAGCAACTGTTGTGCAACTAGTTCCTCGGAAGTGATCGGCGTGTCCGGGTTGCCGTCCGCCTTGCGCGCGCCGCTTGTGATCAGTGCGACGCGCAACCCCATGGCCTCGTTCCGGACTGTCACGTCGTCCCGGACCGCCAGCACGCCGATCGATCCAACTATCGAGGACGGCGCCAAGTAAATCTTGGACGCGCCACACGCCACCGCGTACGCCGCGGAGCACGCTCGTTCCTCCACGTACGCGATCAGTTGCTTGCCGGCCGCGGCGCACACGGCGCGGATCTCGCGAGCACATTCCATGGACCCGTACGCGTCACCGCCTGGACTTGAGATCCGAAGGACCACGAAGCGCACGCCGGACTCCGTGGCCGCGCGGACACGTTGTGTTATGTCCGCATATGACAGCCACCATCCGTCCGCCTCCGCCGTTAGCGGACCGCACACGGGGACGACGGCCACCGCCCCGTCCGCCGCCATGAACCACCCGGGGTTTATGGCCTCGCGTAGCTCGAACACTTCAAGCAAGGCGTCAGGCTGGATTGCTACGACCCGGCCGCGGCGCTCGAACCGCGCGGACAGGCGTGTGGCCATGGTGAGCGGCGCGGCCGGCGTGGTGGCGTTGGACAGCGTCATGCGGCCACCGTCACGGCCGGCGCTGGCGCGGTGGGCGTGGCCGGCGTCAGGCCAGCGGATCCCAGCATGGCGTCCGCCTCCGCGGCGTCCACGAGGAACGAGCGCTGTATGATGGCGCTGGCGGCGTCACGCGGGATCAGGCCGGCAACCACCGCCTGGACGACTTCTAACAGGGACCCGATTTGCGCGCCGTTTAGCGCGGAGTCCTGCGCCGGTTTGCCAGTGGGCGGCGCGGCCACGTCGCCAGCGTCCAGCGTCGCGTCCGGCGTCCCACCCACGTTGTCCACGGCCTCGTCCACGTCGTCCACGTCCGTTCCGCCCACGAGGCGGAGGCCGGGTTGCGGCGCTGGCGCGGGTTGCTTGATCGGAATGGCGAAGTCTTCCGTAAGCGCCTGGACGTCTAGTTCCTGACCGGACCCGGCCAGCGCCGTCGTCATTTGCTGGATCGCGGTGGCCAGCGTTTGAATCGTCAGCGCGTCCGCGTTTTTATCCTTCGGAGGCGTGACGTCATATTCCATGACGCAAGGCTTGGTTTCGATTGCGGCCGGTCCCCACCGGAGCGCCACGAACACCGGGATCCCTTGCGTGTTCAATGTGTACGCGAGGCCGTCCGCGGTGGCCTGGATCAGATCCGCGCGGATCATGCGGTGGATATCCTGATTACTGAAACCAGTTCCACCGGACGTTGTGATCGTCTGTCCAGCGATCGTTATGATGATCTCCTGATTCTGATCCTCGATAGTCCGGACGAACGAGTCCGCGCCGCGGCCATTGGACTCCAACAGCCTGACGTCATATCCAACAGGCAACCCGAATACAGTGTTTATTCCCCACGCCAATACGTTGCGGAAGAATGAATCCTTCTGCGCTTCCGTGGATCCGTTCGGCGCAACGGCAACGCGCGCCGGGTGTGCGAGTTTGGACTCCCAGTTGTCCCGGTGCCAGTTCGCGTGATCCTTGCGTATGTAGTTCCGGCCTAGCGCGCGCCACAACCCGTTGTTCCACGGCGCAACGCGGCCACCTGGCGTGTGTAAGATCCAGCGGCCGTCACCCGGCGTGATCGGCAATCGTCCGATCACACTGAGATAATACCACCTGTTTTCCGCCCACACATATTGCAGGTATTGCGGATCAAGGCGGCAAAACACGGGGAAGTCCCGGCCGATCACTGGCAACAGTTCGCCTACGCCTACGCCTAACAGTTCACCGTCCGCGGCCAGTAAGGCGAGTTCGGACGGCGGAAACATCTCGTCAAACAAGCTCCGGACAGAATCCCGTCCAACGCTTAGTTGCTCCACGACTTCCGGGTCCCCTCGGAACCGGCGCGGCAAGCGGACGAGGCCGGACGTACGCGTGGACAGGACGCCGGAGATCACGCCGTCACGCCGCGCCGCGGCCATGAGGCGCCCGGCAAGCTGCAACGATCCGTTGTCCGCGTTGTGTTCGGCTGTCTCGAGATCCGCCAGGTACCACCGCGATTGTGTCGCGGTAGGCATTTGCAGCTGGCCGCCGTTCACATTCCGGCGCGCGTCGTCAATGTCAATCGAGCCAGCGGACCATGGTGGCGGCGTGTAGGTCGAACGACCTAGGAGCCGCGAAGTCATGAGTGTGATCCCGTTGACTAGTTCCACGCCACGAAGCTGACGCGCGCGCGCGGTGTGCGCAGCGAACTCGAGCGCTAGTCACGATCGGTGGGCGCGTGTTGGACTGTCCAGGCCGCGACAGGGATCCTGTATGTGTTAGCTAAGCGCTCCGCGGCGCGCGGGTTAGGCCTCGCGTCACCTGACAACCACTCCGATACGCACGAAGGAACGACGCCGCAACGCGCGGCCACTTCGCGCGCCGTCGTTTGCTGGATCACGGCCAC